AATGATACGAGTGAATGCAGACTTGGCAGTAGCTTGTGAGTTTCCGATGTTGCCTTGACCTACGATCACTGGAGCGGAGTTGGCTTCTGGTTTCACTGGCATCAAGGCTGATGAGAATACGATAGAGGAGATAGGTGACCATAATGTGTCGGTAGAAATCGTCTCTTGTGTGATCGTCCAGTAGACCTTCTGCTCGTTGAGGACGCTGACTGGGTTAGAGGCTGGGTTTCCGCTTCCAGTTGGAACGAATCCGAGTTGAGGTGTACCGCTGTAAGGTGAGAGACGGTAGTCTTGGACATCCGAGTAGTACTTGTTCGGTACAAGAATCTCGTACACATACCCATTAGGGGCTACTTGACCTACATACGGACCATTGACTGGAGAAGATGAGTTCCAATAGAGGAATGAGAAGTTAGCGAATAGATTGAACATATTCGTGTTCATAAAGAGTTTGAACTCTGGAGGCGTGTAGAGACCACCTTGAGCTGTATTCGGCGTAAAAGGAAGCAGACGAGCACCGTATCCGTCGCTGTCGAACCGAAGGCTGAACCGCTGGGTCTGACCATCATAAGTCATCTGCGGAGGTTGGGCAGTAGCGTTGAGGAAGGCGGTTAGGGAAGCGTAAGGGAATGCTCCCAGTGTACCGTTCAATACCCACGCATCGTGGAAGGCATAGTAGGTGTCGCAGATTGCACAAGTAGATGCTGCTCGACCGAGCAGAGTCGCGTTGTTCGGAAGATCGGTGGGGTTGAAGATCGTGAGATTCACGAGATCCATCCACCGTTGGTAAGTGTAGACCCAGTAGTAATCCGTAGCAAGATCTTGTGGACGACCATCATTGTTGACGGTGAGTTGCCAGTAAGTTTGGTTAGTCAAAACATTACCAGATGAAGGTGAAGTTGCTATGTATTTGTAGAACGGACCATCAAAGGTGTTCTGACTTACGGTTACATTCAGAGGCGTAGATGAGACGATGTTACCACTACTGTAAGTCGTTAAGCTTGACCACTGACCCTTAAAATTATCGTTCGCTAGAGATTGTGGAAGTGGAGCAAGAATCGCATTCTTGTTCTGCGGAGAATAAATCACATAGCGAGTAGGAGGGAGAACGGTGAGCGTTACTTGATCAAAATTGGGAAGATCTTGTCCGAGTTGCGTCCAGTACAGATTTACAGTAGGACCACTCACGAGAGGATCTGGGTTTACTGGAGCTGGTGCTGGAGGAGTAGGACCACTCGCACGAATGGCTTGGGCATAGAAAGTTAGATTTCCTTCTCCTTGACTCACATACGATACATAATCGCCAATTACATAATCAACCGTGTCATTCCACGCCGTCACTAGAGTTGATGCTGCCACCGATACTGTTTGCTGGTAAGGAATCGCCAATCCATAAGTCGTGAGATTCTGATTGATTTGCCCAGTACCTTGCCGAACGCTCGGAATAAATAGCGGAAGATCTACATTCGCTCCGTTCATCGTGAATCGCACGATGGAGAAGTTGTATTTGGAGATATCGCTGATAATAGGGTAATCACGAGTCTCGTTGAACACTATAGTCGGATCTTGGATTGCATCGCCAGTAAGCGTCTGATCGTCCGTCGTGTTATTCACGATGTCAGCGTTGTAGTACACATAGTCGGGTTCCATATCCGTCCCACCCTCGTACCGTAGGTTCGCTAGTTGACGGTTCATTTGTAATGGACTGGGATTTTGTTTCGTTGTCTATTTCTTAATTCCTACATAGGTCAGTCCGCTGACGAAATCGTCTGGAGACAGTCCAGTTTGGTCTATAATATGCTTATACTCCTCCAGCGTCTTGCCCTTGAACATCAGCCGAGCAACACAGTGACGACCACAAGTGTTAATATCGCCTCGTTCTTTTTGGAAGCCGTGAGTATTGTAATAAATCGGAACACCACTTCGTCGCATAAGATTGGTGAGGTAAGGTTGAGCCTCGTCCATTTGTTCTAGACGAGATTGGGGAATATCTTCTAATTGATCTTCTGGTTTATCGCCGTATGGATCAAAAAACTCTACACCTTTTTTAGTCTTCATCATACAGCACCAGTGTCCAGTATGATCGTCTTCCGTAAGAAAAAGAATAATGCATCGACCTTCGGAATCAAAGCATTCATCCAGCGACCGTTTGTTTGCAAGGTCGGGATAAGTCATCAGCGAAACACCGCTTCCTAATAGTTGACGGATATCGTCGTCCGATAAGGCATAGTTACGGACTTCTTCTACCTCGTTCATTATAAATGACCAAGAATATATGGGGTTCTCCTTTCGGAAAGGACCAAAAGAAACCAAAGGAAACAACTCCAAAAGAGGAGAAACCGAAAAAGATTCCTCGTCTTACGAAGACTGATGTACGAATGTTATTAGATTGCTCGGCTGGGTCTATTAATGATCCTCTTTTATGCTGGGTGGAACGGTGGATGACACAGTTGATGCGAGAGAGATCGTTTCCTCCTCATCTGTGTCGTGCTGGGGGGTATCAATACTTACTTGACTTTCTCGGTGATGGAGCAACAGAGGTGTTGAACGCGATACGCCGAGATCATTACGGCTCTGGAATCCAACAGCGTGAAGATGCTGATGGAGATGAGTTTGGCTTCTTGATGGGTGTGCCGATGGTGGTGTAAACTCTTCTACATTGATTCCTACTCGGACTTCTCGCTCACAACATTGCGAGACGAACCGATGCCCTATGATGGCTACGCAGAAACGGTATAGTCCGTAAAGTATAATCACTGCCGTCGTCGATATACCAGCCGACGCTAGTGTACTCAAGTCCATTATGTTCTAATCTCAAAACTTTGCAACAGCCCACGCAATTCCAATCGCAGTGCTTCCAGTGGGATTAACCGCACTGTCTACGAAGAACTTGATCGTTCCACCTTGAGCATTTATAGCTTCAGTAGCAATCAACCAATTGTTCTTGGCTTGAACTATATCAGTATTAGTGAAAGGTTTTATTAGTTGAATAGCAGCAGAGATGACTGAAGTACCAGTAATACCAGCACCTATACCAGTAATACCAGCTTCATAGTAACCAGTTATAAGATCTGGTTGCCAAGTGAGAGAGGCGAATGTATTGAATCCAGAAGGGAGTGGAGTAGCTGATGGACCAGTTGGTCCAGTAGCACCAGTAGCTCCACTTCCAGTTGGTCCAGTAGCACCAGTAGCTCCACTTCCAACTGGTCCAGTAGCACCTTGAATACCAGCTGAACCAGTAGGACCTATAAATCCGCGAGGACCTTGAATACCAGTAGGACCAGTAGAACCAGCTGGACCAGTAGGACCAGAAGGACCGTTCTCTGGTCCAGTAGGACCTTGAATACCAGCTGGACCAGTAGGACCTACAAATCCACGAGGACCTTGAGAACCAGTAGGACCAGAAGGACCAGAAGGACCAACAATTCCGTTCGATGGACCAGTAGCACCTTGTGCTCCAGCTACACCAGTAGCACCTTGAGGACCAGTAGGACCTCCAGCTGGACCAGCTGGACCAGCTGGACCAGTAGGACCCGCTGGACCAGAACCAGATAGAGTCCAGTGTGTTGGGTCACTGGATGGAGGTGTAGCCGATGGACCTACTGCCAAAATGCAGATGAATGCTGACCCACCGTACGAGACTTGGTTATTCGCGATGTACTGCGTGTACTGATTCCACTGCGAATAGGACATTTGATTTGTAATGAAGCAAGAGAAAGATTGTGAGTAATAAAAGTTTGGGTTGATAAGTAAGTATTGTTTTATACTACTAAAAAAACACCGATTTTTGTAACTTTTTGTCCTAATGCTGTTTTGGCAAAGTATCCTACAATTGTTTGAGACGAGTTGAACAGTAGTAGAGAGGTTGGTGAAATGAGTAGTAGGACAAAAACACTCAAAAATCCGTGCTTTTTTAATGGGTTAAACTTATTTCAATACTTTATAACAATGAGATTCCTTACTCTTTTATGCCTTGCTTTAGGTGTACTTGCGACCAACTCTTCAAGTGCTACGCTTACTCGTTCTCGTGCTGTTGCTCTAACTCCGAGCGGAACACTGACTCGTACACGGACTCTGACACCGACTCGGACTCGTGCGTTATCGTTGAGTGCAACTGGGACTGGAACTGGGACACGGACTAGATCTGCACGAGGAACACTTACTACGACTGGAAGTGGAACAAGGACTAGATCTGCACGAGGAACACTTACTACGACTGGAACAAGGACAAGGACAGCAAGTTTGTCACGAGGCGTATCTTCTACTCAAACTTCTACCACTATTCCAACCTTAACTGGGACTGGTACTGTGACTGGAACTGCGACTCAAACTGGAACTCTAACTCAAACTCAAACTGGGACGCAAACCCAAACTCAAACTGGGACTCTAACCCAAACTGGAACTGGGACTGGATCGCGAGGAATAGTAGCTGTAGCTCAACCGCAAACTGTATCTCAAGAAGCTCCTCCTAACATCACCTACATTGCGATAGGTAGTGTTATGGGGTGTTTAGTCTTGATGACGGTAGTAGTCGTAGCAGTTGTGATTAATAATCGGTCAGCACGGAAACTTCACTATACTCCAACAACGATGAGTGTAGTTCCTACCAAACCGTCTGATTTTACGGCAAAGGACAATCCGTCGTATTCTGCAAGGGTTCTGTTTCCACCTACCGCATCGCGTCTTCCGCCTCCACCGCCGTACGAAGGAATGACTACTTTTACTGATTGAGAATCCGTGCGTGGTGAGCGGAAATGAGCCATTGAGGGTAATGTTTATAGACACACACCCAGCGTCCTTGCTTTTTTAAATCACGGCAATCATCTTTGGTCATACCTATGTGCGTCTTAAGGAGGTACGATAGAGCGTGGAATGAGGTAGCCATTGGATAGACGACGATGTGGGTGGCTTCGTTGAGTAGGAGTCGAGTTTTCTTGTAGTTTGTGAGGTAGTGAGACAAGCAAAGCATCGTCGTGTTTGTGTGACGACCCATCGTAGCCAAGTCATCTATTAGTTTATGTACCACCTTTTCTGCAAGACCAGTAAAAGTATCGTAGTCGTCAAAGATGACACAACAGTCTTGAAACTCTTCGAGTTCTGGGTAGTCATCAATGAGGGTTTGGATATTAATGCGTTTGGGAGGAGGAACCATCTTATCTAGCGTATTATCCTCCTCCAGTTTGGAAATGAGGTAGACGCTACGGTCTGGGTGGAGTTTGCGGTACAGTTCAGCCACACCTTTGGCAAAGTAAGACTTACCGCTACCAGATGACCCAGCAATGTAAAAGACCTCGCGTTTCTTGGGGTCTGGTGAAGGGAGAACACAGAGCTGGGAATCGTCTGGGAGGTTGATGGAAGTGTCTTTGGCATCATCGTAGAGGATACGCTCATAAAGGGCTTTACCCAGTCCAGTTTCTCCGACCAACTGATCAGCTTCCAATCCCTTGTGCCGTGCTTCAGCAAGACGGTTCAAGAGCTTGATTCGGTCAGCTGGTTTGACTTCACGGAGTTCCGTAGCGTACTTGGACGCTTGGATCTCGCCTTTAGGACGACGACCACCTTTCTGTTCATTCTCGTGTAAATAAAGTACACTTCCATCTTCTTCACCGCCTTTGACGACTGCAATGGGCTTGGCTCCCTTTGCCTTATCGAATGAAAGAGAGGGCATTATTATCTTATATGGGAAATTTTCACAAAAAGTCATTTGCGATTCCGTGATTCTATATGATAGGTTAGAGTTCGCTACTCCATCATACTTATGGTTTATTACCGATTTTTTGACTTTATTTACCTTCTAACATTGTAAAAATCAAGGAAATAGATTGTAATAAAGATCTAACGCTTTGATTTCGTGGGTTAATGATTCGAGTTCGTCTGTACTTCCACCCACATACTTTTGGGACGCTTTGCCTAGTATATTGCTCATCGTCTTTTCCATAGACTTCAAGATCGCAAGGAGTTGCTTGGATGACGAGGTTTTGAGAGCGGAGTTAATATAGCCCAAAAGCACGAACTCTTTCTTGAGGAAGGGTTCAAGAGCATAGATGTTTGCCATCCGTCCCTTGAACTGATCTATCTCGAACTTGATATCGCTCATCCGCAGTTTGGACTCTTCTTCCAGCAAGAAGATAAGAGTTCCGATATCGGAGAGGATATGGTACAGCCGACCAAGATCACTGTTCAGTACGGCTGTGAGTTTCTTCATCTGCTTCTTATAGTCCTTGAACTTGGCAAGTGAGTACATCCGCTTCAAGACCTTAAAATACATTCCTTCAGATTCGTAGTACAGTATACTTTCTTTCAACGAGTCTTCATAATCAAACTCTACTGGATTGAGTGCTTTGCCCTTGTTAAAGAAGAAATAAATCATCGCGAACTCGGTGTACCGATTATTTTGAACCCAAGCCACAACATCTACTTTCGTGATAGCGTGAGACGAGAACCCATCTTGAAGCGTATAAATCCTTCCATCCGTCAACCGCTTTTCGCCTTCCAAGACTTCAGCGACACTCCATCGCACAATATGAAACTTAATAGAGTCTTTGGCTTTTACAAGTTGAAGAGGGGTAGGATTGGTAGGAAGTAGAGCAAGAGCCTCTTTCTCTTCGGTAGGTGTAATGATTTGAGATCTGCGGAGTTGGCGGACTTTAGAGCGTGAAGTTTCGGCACTGTAGCCCACAACCTTACCCTTATGAACTCGAGTATCTTCCCCAAACACTCGCCATTCTGCAACTTCACCACACTTGATGTCGCCAATGTAAGCGTTAGGAAGTTTAGAAGTTCGGCGAATAGATTCACGGAACTCGGAAGCAAGATGATTTAGAGCTTCTTCAGAGGTTTGGTACTTCAATTCCACGATATCGTTGGCATCATAGTCTCCAGCGTACTGCTGGGATCGTAAAGACATTGAACCGACAAGTTCTACGCCTTTCCCTTCGGTTACGGACATACTATCCAGTATAGCGACTGCATCTGCTGGATAGTTTGTTGGGTATTGTTTGCTATCCATTATTCTATTGAGATGATTTTATTGGATTACATATCTAGACGACGCTTGAAATTCTTGCGGAGAGATGCGAGAGATGAGGACGCGTACACTTGAATCTTCTTACCGTCTTTCGTTGGACGCTCACTCTCGGGCATTGCATTGATTTTGTGAGCGAGTTCCACAAACTCTTCGCGAGTCTTGGGGAGTTCCATACTAGCCTTGCCCTTACCACGCGTTTCTACATTGAACGCTTGAGTATCCTCGTCAAAGCGACTACGCACATTGGGAGGACCGTCGCTCACAGTAGGAGCACCAGCGTCCGTAGAAATTTGGGCAATCATAGGACCGCCTTTGATCTGATTGACTGGTTGTTCGGGAGGACCATCAATGCCTTCCTCCATAAATCCTACTTCGCGACCGCCAGTAGGGTAGTACTGTCCAGCATTGTTGCCAAATGTACCACGCACATCCACATCAAAAGTTCCCAATCCGCTTTGGCGTTCAATTTGAAAAGCACGAGTAGATTCGCGAGTAGGGGCAAGAGTAGAAAACCGTGCAGACGATTGAGCGTCCTTTGTAGCGTACCGAAGCTGGGGATCCATATTCGCTCCACTACGACCAGATCCACTCGTGCTTCCAAACTCTCCAGACATAGGAGCTATATCCTCCTCCATCTCACGACGACCTTCTTCAACTCCACGCAAGACTTCAGATTGAGTTTGGGTACGAGACTCACCCATAGCACGAGCAAAGCCGAGTGTTCGGACGAGCGTCTTGGAAATTTGGAGTTTCTCGGCATCCGTACGAGTACCGAACTGTGTGGTCTGACGAGCGAACTCGGCAAGGTACTCTTCAGTCTTCTCGAACAGCGTCGCAAGAGATAGAGCGACCTCGTAGTTGGAAGCAGATACTGCACCCTCGTTGGCGACAATGCTGTTGAGTTTACGAAGAATATCTGATACGATAGATTGGATATCAGACAGCTCGTAGTCTTCCAAAGAAGGAGTGAGACGGAAGAGCAGACCAAGAGCACGAGTCGTATCCTTGTAAGTGAAAGCCGAAATATCGCCGTACTCATCTTCTCCAGCCGCGATCTCTTCTCCCATAAGCGAGTCGTTGATGTTTTGGAGTAGAAGGAGGAGTTCCATCTTGGCTTGAAGTCCAACATCACTGCCTTGTTCCCTCTGAACCGCAGCAAACGATTCGGTAGCTAAAGAAGGAGCCCCAATCTTACCACGAGGATCTTGTGTGAAGTTACCCTTGTTTGCATCAATAGCATTGAATTGGGCAACACGGTCCAAAAGTCGAGCTTTTGCGTACCCTTGACCTTCGGCTGTACGCAAAACACCGCCAGAGTACGCACCACCGCGTCCTTGAGCGTCAGAGTAATGGAAAGGAGCACTCGCGTGGGATTGACGAGCCGAGTTCATTGAGAATATACCGCCAGTCTCGTTCGCAAACTTCCGCTGACCCAAAACTGGCTGGGGCATACCGAAGTATCCGTGAGCAGACGAGAACGCACGAGTATTCATCATACGCGTAGAATGAACTTTCGCGTGAGCCATTCGATCAGCATCACGCTTCTTCTCATCGTGGTAAGACGATTGGAAACTGTCACCTTGTTCTAGAAACGCGTGAGGAAGATTAGCGTCTGGAAGGTAAGCTTGTGGGCTACCCATACTCGCAAAAGTATCAGCAAAGACGGTAGGAAATGTTTCTTGTACTGCACGAGAACCGTGCGGTTTCTTGGTTGCGAGAGCACCGATAGAATCAAAGCCCCAAGTTTGACCGCCAGACATTTGTATTGGACTGGGATTTTGTTTGACTGGGATTTTTAGATGAGTCCTTGTTCCTTTGCGTATTTGGTCGCCTCACCCATAGAGAGACCAGTCTTCTCCATTACTGCTTGTATAAGACGAACTTTAGCCTCTTTCTCTTTAGCTTCCGCTTCTTCTACCGCCTTTCTAGCTTCACGCTTCTCCTCTCGGTAGAGCTTCTCATTCGTATCCCAACGAAGACGATCAGAGCCATACTCCGCCTTCCGCTTATCGCCTACACCACCGCCAGTGTACAGTCCGTTATCCTTTACATACTTGGACGCTTCGGGCATAGATAATCCTTGCTCTGCCATTACTTGCTTGACGATTGCCGCACGAGCACGACGACCGTCAGAAGGACCAGCTGGAGCACGACGACCCTTACCCATCATCATCGTAATCTTCTTCCTATTTAATAGGTCTCCAATTGATCCACTAGGAGCGTCCCCATCCATCATCCGTATCTCTCCCACTGCACCCTTACCCTTCTTCTTGGTGTAATCAGTCGTGAGAACATTGAGCAGTGGAATAGCATTGTCGCGTACTCCACGAGCCATTGAGCCGATCATAGAGTTCGGCTTCTCCATCTGCCGTCCGATATAACTTCCAATATCTCCGAGAAGACTCTTACCGCCGTGAATGATTGTGAGTTTGCCCTTACCACGACGCTGTCCGTGACCGTCCGTACCTAGCATACCCATTCCCTCGTACGGTCCAGAGAGGTATCCACCACGCATATCACCCAATCGCCGATGCAACTCTTGCTGTTCCTTCTCTCGTTGCTGATCTCGCTCGTAATCCGCTCGAGTGTATTCCATTGTGCGATTCTGCTCTACATTTGGTTTCAGTATGCTACCAAACATTCCAGCACCACTCGCACCAAAATCCTTTTTAAGTTTCGTAAAATCGAACTTCCCAGACGAGTTGCTATTCCGTCGGTCATAGTCTGCTAACTCACGACGCTCTGCTTCGCTGATCACCTTCGGCATACCAAGACGATCCCTTCCACGACGGATAGTTTCCATACGCTCCGCTGTTGCTTCTTGGTGCCGCCTTATATCTTCTGGTCTAATGACTGCGGCACGAGCACCATCATCCTTCTTCGGCGTATACTTTGAAAAATCAAAATCTTTAAAAGCACCACCCTTACGAGTACGACCGAAGCGACGAGTCGTGAGTTCAGCGTGACGCTTCAACGCATCGTCTGCCATATCAGTCAAACGGTAAAACATAGCACCTCCAGTTGCTGAAGGAGGCATTGCTGGAGGAGGATTGGGATCTGGCATTCCAGTTTGTTTGGACATACTTGCACTATCGTGACCAGCCTCCATCATACCCTTCTTAAAAAGATCATAGAATGCACCACCACGAACACCTACTAGATGGGTTCCAAGATGACGACCCATTTCCTTGGCTTCTACGGAATGTTGATCGGATAATCCAGACCGAATCGCTGGACGAGACGCTGATTCACGAGCCATAATCTCCGTCTCGCGACCGCATCCCTCGTAATCCGAATCCGAACCGCTATCACTATCGCTTCCGTGACCAGAACCGACAATCACACCATTACTTCCGCCACGAAATTGGGACATACCAGAAGATGGTACTGCTCG